ATGAATAATAAAACTGTATATTTTACCACTATTGCTTTATTGAAGCATCAATAAGTCGCCCTTGAATTTTCCTTATTATCAACCTGCCCCATAGGGGGTCAGATAATCTGTTATAACAATAAAACTAGATGCGCGTAGCCATTTACGACCAACGGGAGTAAATGTAAGATAACAATAGCAGATATTCTGTTCAACCTACGCTATCGCTCCGGTTGATTGAGCGGTAGCAAAAAACGCTACCGTCAATATATGCTTTTATTGTTATTCAATAAGGGCTTTTTCAGAGAAAGCTTCTGCTCCCCGTTGAAGGTTTTAATAAACTGGATCAGGGGGTGCTGATACAAAAACTGGAGATTTGAATAAATTTACACTAGACCTGCTAGTGATATTGATCGATATTCCGATCATCTAATGATTGCTAGACTCGGTTAAGTCGCATTAGAGTTTACAGTTTGGCTACTGAAGGGTACAGCTAATGCCGATCCTCTCCCTCAAGAGGTAGGTTTCTTGAGTGCGGCGTGTGTCCTATGGTCACGCAGATTATTACAGGCTATGTTTATTCTATTATAGGTATATATACACTAATAAACAATTATAGCGCTTAAAGTGGAAAAAGTAAACTATGGCAGACTTCTATAACAATAATCAGAACCTAAAGAGTATAAACGTTCCAATTCAATATACAGAAGAACAGGTTGCTGAATATATTAAATGTAAAAATAGCCCAGAATATTTTATTGATAATTATTGTTTTATTATTCATACAGATTTGGGTATTATACCGTTTAAATTATATGATTGTCAAAAACTAAAAGTCAAAATTATCCATGAGAATAGGAAGGTAATTCTATTAGAAGGAAGACAACAAGGTAAAACTCAGGTATCTGCCGCATATATTCTTTGGTATACAAACTTTCAAGGGGCGAAGAATGTTGCCATATTGGCAAATAAATCCTCAGCGGCAAGAGAAGTAATGAGTCGTTATCAAATGATGTTTGAGTTACTCCCTCAGTTCCTACAACAAGGGGTTAAGACTTGGAATAAAGGCGATATTGAATTAGAAAATAAATCGAAAGTTTTTACTGCCGCTACAACTGGTGCCGGAATTCGAGGGAAAACCGTCAATATGCTATACATCGATGAGACTGCATTTATTCCAAATACGGTAGCGGAATCATTTTTTGCTTCCACATTCCCTACAATTTCTTCTGGCGTCACTACTAAAATATTATTAAGTTCTACGCCTTTAGGATATAACCATTTTTGGGCTTTTTGGAACGACGCTCAAAACGGGAGAAACGATTTTATCCCGCTTTTCATACCGTATACTGATATTCCAGGTAGAGATGAACTATGGGCAGCGGAACAAAAAAAACAACTAGGCGAACTGAAATTTAACCAAGAAGTACTCTGTTCATTTTTGGGTTCATCTTCAACGCTCCTAAACTCAGATACCCTATCTAGACTTTCTGCTAATCCATTTATCTACTCTAAAGAAGGACTAGACGTTCTTATTCAACCGGAACATAATCATTCTTATGTAATGTTAGTAGATACAGCCAAAGGAGTCGGTGGCGACTTCTCAGCCTTTACTATTATTGATATCACTGAATTGCCTTATAGATTAGTTGCTAAATATAAATGTAACAGAATAAGTCCAATGTTGTATCCAAACATCATTTACAAATTGGCAAATGAATATAATGAAGCATATGTCCTAATTGAAATCAATAGCTCAGAACAAGTAGCATACATCCTTCAAGCAGAACTCGAATATGAAAATTTCCTTTATGTAGGGCGCGGAAAGAAAGGTCAACATATATCAAATTCAGGTAATGCTAATTTGGGCGTTAATACTGACAAAAAAATTAAAAGAATAGGGTGTTCTAATCTCAAAACGCTAATCGAAGAAAATAAGTTATTAATCCAAGACATTGATATCATAGCAGAACTTTCGACTTTTATTGAAGTAAAAGGATCTTATGCCGCAGATGATGGTTACCACGATGATTTAACTATGACTTTAGTTCTATTTGCTTGGTTAACAACGGATGTATATTTTGCGGATTTAACTGATATTAATATGAGAAAATCAATTTATGAAGAACGTATGCGGTTAATTGAACAAGATATGATGCCCACTGGATGGTTCAATGACGGCACACAAGATGAAGAAAACGCGACTTTTTAAAAATACTAAATAATAATAGAACTAAAAATAAACATTTTAGAATCTATTTTTAACTAACAATTTGGAGAAATATTATGGCAATACAAATATCCCCCGGAGTATCGGTTGCTGAAAAAGACTTTACCAATATAGTCCCTGCCGTTGCATCAAGCGCTTGCGCTTTTGCTGGTGTCTATTCTTGGGGTCCTGTTTCAGAACCTACTACTATCATTTCTGAAAATGAATTGGTAAATCAATTTGGTAAACCTAATGACAGTACAGCACAATCATTCTTTACTGCTGCTAACTTCTTATCATACTCTGCTAACTTATTAAATATTCGTGTAGATACTACTGGTCAATTAAATGCTACTGCTGTTGGTGCTGGTATTAAAGTTAATAACTTTACTGAATATCAAGCAGACTTTGAAACTAATGTTAATACTCAAGTATTTGCGGCAAAATATCCAGGCGCTTTAGGTAACTCAATCGGTATCTCAATTGCCGATGCTACCTCTTTCAAAAATTATACTTTGACTGGAACTGTTACTACTGAATTAGTAGATAACGATTTAACTGGTGTTGGAACATTATTTACTAAACAACTTTATGTTGGTGCTGTTATTAAAAGCGCATTAGGTGTAGTTGTTGGAACAATCGCTACTATTGTTGATGATACTAATGCAACTTTTGTTTCTAATGCTTTAGTTGGAATTACAGCAGATACTATCTCTACCGATTGGATATATGCTCCTTTGTTTACCTCTGCTCCCGCTACTTCTGATTGGGCTGCTGGTAAAGGTGCAACTACTGCTTCTGATGAAATGCATATCGTTATTACTGACACGCAAGGTCTATGGACTGGAGTACCAGGAACAATCTTAGAAAAATATGCTTTTGTTTCTAAAGCACAAGGCGCTCAAGCATCTGCTGGTATTAATAACTATTATAAAGATGTATTAAATCGTTCTTCTGCTTTTGTTTGGTGGATGACTAGTGTTAATACTGGATGGGATATTCCTCTTCTTGCTTCTACTGTATTCCCTACTCTATCTTCAGCAAAAAAATATGTCTTATCTAACGGCGCTGATGATTTTGCTATGACAGATGGTCAACAACAAAATGCTTATGCTCTAATCTTGAACCCAGAAGTATATCCATTGGCATATATCGCTGCTGGTAAAGCATCTGCCACTGTTGCTAACTTCTTAATTAGCAGTATCGCTGAAGTAAGAAAAGATGTAATTGTATTTGTTTCTCCTCAAGATGTTTCTACAGGATCAGTTATCATAGGTACGGGTACTCCTGCCACTACTGCCGTTCTTGCTTATAGAAACGCATTACCGTCTTCTTCTTATTCCGCTATGGATACTGGTTATAAGTATCAATATGACAGATACAATGACAAATATCGTTGGGTTCCATTGAATGGCGATATCGCTGGTCTTTGTGCTAGAACTGATGTTACTAATGATCCTTGGTATTCTTCTGGTGGTTATAATAGAGGTCAAATCAAAAATGTTGTTAAATTAGCATTTAGCCCAAGTCAAGCAGATAGAGACGCCTTATATCCACAAGGTGTAAATCCAGTTGTTTCATTTCCAGGTCAAGGCGTTATTCTTTATGGCGACAAAACTCTTTTATCTAAACCAAGCGCTTTTGGAAGTATCGGTACTCGTAGGTTGTTTATTATCCTAGAAGCATCTATTTCTATTGCCGCTAAGTATCAATTGTTTGAATTTAATGATGCTTTCACTCAAGCACAATTCAAGAATATGATTGAACCATTCTTGGCTAATATTCAGGGTCGTAGAGGTATTACTGCTTCTCAAGTAGTTTGTGATAGCACTAATAATACATCTCAGGTTGTTTCTAGTAATAACTTTGTTGCTGATATCTATATCCGCCCAAACTACTCGATTTCCTATATCCAACTGAACTTTATTGCTGCTAGTCAAAGTGTTTCTTTTACTACTTTAGGCGCTTAACATTTTAGAAAAGGTATGTTTTTGATTTTGACATACCTTTTCCTATATAAATAGAATTACACATTAGGAGTAATAAACAATGAATATTAATGATTTTAAAACTACCCTTTCGGGCGGTGGTGCTAGAGCAAATCACTTTTCGGTACAACTATCAATGCCACCATATGCTACTGACGGTAGAAACGCATCACAACAAGCGCGATTTTTATGCCATTCTGCGTCAATGCCTGCTTCAAATCTTCAAGATATCCCTGTTCCTTATAGAGGAAGAGAAGTACATATTGCCGGAGAAAGAACTTTTGAACCTTGGACAATTTCAATCTATAATGATACTGATTTTGTAATAAGAAGAGCATTAGAATCTTGGATAGAAAGAATATCTAATACGACTCAAGTAAATGGATTAACAAATCCTCGTGATTATGAAATGCAAATGCAAGTCTATCAACTTGATAGAAATGGCGCTGTTATTAAACAATATAATTTTATTAACGCATATCCTACTCAATTAAGTGAAACTCAACTTTCTTATGATGCAGGTAGTGCAATTG